GCTTTGACCGGCTGGCTGGCGGCAAGAAAGGATAAATGATGAGTGCGGTAATACGCTACACCACTCAAGACGGCGACCGCTGGGATTTGATTGCGCACAAGCATTACGGCAATGCGCTGTTGATTGACGGCCTGATTGCGGCCAATCCTCACTTACCGTTGGCGGAGGAGTTTACGGGCGGCCTCACGGTCTTTGTCCCCGTACTCGAAACCAAACCGAAGAACAACCAAGAGGAGCTACCGTGGTGGATGCGTTAGGTGCGTTTTTAAAATCAAAAGGCCTTGACGGTGGCGGCAGCACTCATCCGGTTACCATGCCCGATTTTGTCCTGTCTTACGAAGACAAGGATATAACGGCAGATGTCGCGCCTTATCTGATTTCGTTCAGTTATACCGATTACCTTGAGGGGCAGTCGGACGAATTGCAGGTTGAGTTTGAGGATGCGGACGGACGCTGGCTGCGTAATTGGTATCCCGAACAGGGCGATGCTTTGTCTTTGAGCCTGGGCGACCAATTTACCGGGCTGTTGTCTTTTGGCAAATTTGAGATTGCCGAGATTGAGTACAACCATCCGCCGTCGACGGTCAGCCTGAAGGCACTATCGACCGGGATTACCAAGTCTAGCCGTACTTTGCGCGGTAAGGCTTATGAAAACACGACTCTGGCCGCCATTGTCCGTCAGGTGGCAGACCGTCTGAAGTTGGAGGTAACGGGTACGGTCAAAAACATCCCCATCAAACGTGTGACGCAGTATCAGGAGCGCGACATCGAGTTTTTGGCACGTTTGGCGCAGGAGTACGGCCACAGCTTTAAAATCGTCGGCAACAAACTGGTATTTGCCGATAATGCCGAGCTAAAACAGCGTCCTGCCGTTGCCGTATTGCTGCCCGAGGACATCATCCGTATCCGCCTGCGCGATTTGATTAAGGGGGTTCCGTCTAAAGTAGATGTCAAAGGCTACGACCCTAAATCCAAACAGACCGTGTCGGCGAGCCGCAGCAGCAAATCAAGACGCGGCAAAGCCAAACACGGCAGCACGGGCGATACATTGCGTATCGTGCCGAATAAGGGTGAGAGCGCTGCGCAATTAAACGCCAGGGCAGATGCCAAATTGGCAGATGCGCAGGACGACCAATGTGCGGGTACCGTTACACTAGTTGGCAATGCGCTGTTAGTGGCAGGTCAAATGGTACGGCTTAAAGGATTCGGCAAGTTTTCGGGTAAATATCTGGTCAAGCAATCAAGACATGATTTCACGCGCCACGGCGGATGGACGACCGAATTGGAGATAAAAATGACGGAGTATGTCGCAGACGAGGAGAAAAACAATGAAAACCCATGATTTTACAGCAACGATGCAATTTGGCATTGTATCGGCGATTGATGCGGCGGCGCACAGTTTGCGAGTAAAAATTCCCGTACTCGACGACATGGTAACCGACTGGCTGCCTATGGCGACACCGGCGGCGGGTGGCAACCGTTTTTACAGCCTCCCCGATGTGGGCGAACTGGTTATCTGCCTGCTGGATGCGCGGGGTGAGACCGGTTGCGTTATCGGCGCGATTTACAATGCCTCAGATAAACCGCCGGTATCCGACCAAAACAAATGGGTCAAACGGTTTACCAACGGCACGGTCATCTCGCACGACCGCCGCAGCGGCGAAGTAGTCGTTGAGACGCCGGGTAAAGTCCAAATCAAAGCGGCGAAAAAAGTAGACATCCAATCGCCGGAGACCGAAATCACGGGCGATGCGACAGTAAAAGGGATGTTGACTTATACCGCAGGTTTGACGGCCAGCAATGACGGCGGCGGCGACGCGGCAAATATCAAAGGTACAGTCAACATCACCGGCGACCTCATCGTCAACGGCATCAACATCGGCAAGCACATCCATGACGGCGATTCAGGCGGCCAAACCGGCGAGCCGAAAAATCATTAAACCGCATTAAAAGGCGTTTCAGACGGCCTTCTCTACAATCCCTGTATCTATAAGCGATACAGGGATTTTTTGATGTTTTACGCCGCGCCTATCTCTAAACACTGGCAGCTCGCACCTGAAGGTTCGGGCGTGGTTCAGGGTGCGGACGACATCGACCAATGTATCCGCAATATCCTGTCCACCCGCAAAGGCGCGGACGTTACCCGTCCTGATTTCGGTTCAGACCATTACAAATGGCTGGACACCCCCGAAGATGTGTTTGTCCCCAATATCGTGCGTTCGACCATGTTGGCAATACAGACGTGGGAGAAGCGGGTAGTAGTCGAAGACATTATTTTCGGCGGCGCTGCGCCGCATCTGACGATGACGGTTTACTGGCGCGTCGCGGATGAGGTGGCGGGCGAGATTCGTAGCACAGACATCAGATTGGAGCAGGCGGCATGGATTTGAGCAAACTCAATCGGGACGAGGTTAAGGCGGTTCCGGACGACCTGGCCGAAATTTTGGCGCAAACCATTACGGATTATGAGTCCTGCAGCGGTAAAACCCTGCAACCCGCTCACATCGAGCGTCTGCTCATCAACACCTATGCCTATCGTGAGACTTTGGTGCGCAAAGCGGTCAATGAGGCCTATCGACAGCAGCACCCGCGTTTTGCAACGGGGCTGATGCTGGATTTGTGCGGCGATGACGTCAACACCCCGCGGCTTAAGGCCTCCGCCGCCCGATGCACCATCCGTTTTACGTTGGCTGCCGCCAAAGCGGAGCCTGTTTTGATTGCACAAGGCACTCAAGTGGCCGCCGGGGCGACCGTGTTTCGGACGGTTGCATCCGGCACGCTCTCGCCGTCGCGCCGTACTTTGGATTTGGAGGCTATCTGCCTCCAAACCGGCGTGTCCGGTAATGGTTTTGCCACAGGGCAGGTTAATACGCTTATCAATCCGATTGACGGCGTTACAGCCGTCAACACTACTGTGCCGACGGACGGCGCGGCGGAAGAGTCTGATGAGGCATACCGACAGCGCATCCTGCTTGCACCGGAAAGCTTCAGTGTTGCAGGCCCTGTCGGGGCTTATGAGTATTTTGCCCGCCGTATCAGCCCTGCTATTTGCGACGTACATGTGGGCAATTTAACGGGGTCGGACGGCCTGCCGATAGGGGGCCAAGTAAGGGTAAAGATATTGACCAAAAACGGGTTGCCGTCTTCGGATTTGGTGAGCGAAGTGCAAAGGTTTTTGTCCGGAGAACGCGTCCGTCCGCTTTGCGACACGGTAACCGTAACTGCTCCGGCAGCAATCGACTATACGCTGGACGCAGAGCTGGTTTTGTATACCGGGGTTAATGCTGCCGAGGTTTTGGCGGCAGCAAAACAAGCATGGGCGGAGTATGAAGTAACGCGAAGCGAAAAATTGGGCATGGATATTGTGCCTTTAGACATCCAAACAGTTTTAAAAGTCGCTGGCGTTTATAACGTAGTCCTTAAAAAACCGACCCTAACCGTCGTCACGCCCGACCAATGGGCAAGATGTACGTCCGTCAATATCCGGGCATCGTCCGAAACGGCAGAGGGGTAGCAACAATGGCAACACTGAGTTATGCCTCCGTTATCGAGCGCGATCAACGTTATCGGATGCTGGCCGATTTAGGCTTGAGGATGAGCGACATTGACGCGGTCAAGCTGATGCCGCGTTTGACTGAGCTGGTCGCGCCCGAACATTTGGAACTGTTGGCGGAGAGTCGAAGCATATTGGGCGAGGACGGCTATTGGCTTGCCGAGAGCGACGAAACCCGCCGCAAACTCATCAAGGGTGCCTACCAGCTCCACAGGTACAAAGGCACACCCTGGGCAATACGCGAGATTGTGCGCCGTCTCGGGTTCGGCGAAGTGGAAATTATCGAAGGGCTTAGTAATAAAAAGCATAACGGCGAAATCCACCGTGACGGTAGTTATACACACGGTCATACAGACCGTTGGGCGCATTACCGCATCATTATGACCAATACCATCACCAACGATCAGGCAGCCTTGCTGAGGCGCACATTGCGGGCGTTTGCACCTGCCCGATGTGTTTTGGCGGCATTGGATTACCAACACGTCTCCTTGAGGCACAACGGACAAGCATTAAGGGACGGCACGTTTAATCGAGGGACAGCATAGATGGCAAATTTAAGCGAGATGAGCCGCTGGGAGGCGGGCATTTATCAATGGGAGACCTCCGACCCTGTGCAGGGCGGTCCTAACGGTATCGACAACCGCCCGACACGGGAGCTGGCAAACCGTACACGCTGGCTTTATGACGAGCTGGGCAGGGTAAAAGCCCGCATGGACGACCCCAATTTTTACAAAAGCATCACCGTATCCGACAGCAAAGCATTGTTTGACGCGAATAATTATCTGCAAATCGGTGCTGATGCCGCAGGCGGCTACATCCGCAATAAGAAGACAAACAAGGGCATCCAGCTAAAAAATGATGGCACGCTCCAGTACGACGGGTCAGACATTATTACTGCCCGCAAAGTAAGCCACAACCCTGATGACTACACGGTAGCAACCGTCCCGTCATCGTTTGCGCTCAATAAGGCGTTTGACAACTCAATCAAGCGCGGAGGCGCAATCGGGCTGGGCGGCACGGCGCATCAGATTGCTATCGGCTGGGATACGCCCGGACTGGTCGCCAAAGTAGACACCCAAACCTTTAACGTCGGCGTCCCGACAGGCGCAATCGCCTATTTTGCCCATACCGCCGTCCCCTTCGGCTGGCTCAAAGCAAACGGCGCAGCCGTGTCGCGCACCGTCTATGCCAACTTATTCGCCCTCATCGGCACCAATTATGGCGCAGGAGACGGACGAACTACCTTTAATCTCCCGGATTTGCGCGGTGAATTTATCAGGAGTTGGGACGACGGGCGAACTGTCGACAACGGGCGCGGCATAGGCTCATGGCAGGCAGATGAATTCCGAAGCCACAGCCACGGCATCGGTGTCAACCGCATTTCCGACACCGACAGGGGTAGCAATCCGTCAACCGTATCGATTGACACTGTCGGCCAAACCGACCCGGCTGGCGGAATTGAAACCCGCCCTAGAAATATCGCCCTGCTGGCATGCATCAAGGCATAAGCCGCCTTAAACCGTTTAGAAAGGTAAAAAAAAATGACCCAAAACATCCAATGGACAAAATCCGTTTGCCAACTTGATGCCGACCATCTCTACATCGGACAAACCACAGCCGATCTAGACATCATGGCACGCGACGGCAGCTATCTGATTCCCGCCGGCTGCATCGATACCAACCCGCCCGAAATTACCGAAGACCGCGCCGCCCGATGGAACGGCGAAGGTTGGGATTTCCTCGAAGACCATCGCGGGAAAGTCGCTTACCGAAAAACTGATGGTACAGCCGTTACCATCGACCAAATCGGCAGCCTTTCAGACGATCTGACTATGAGTGCCCCGCCTTCAGAATATTGCGAATGGGACGGCAAAAAATGGACGGAAAATCAAATCAAAAAAACCAAAGCAGAAGAGACTAAACTCGCCACCGCAAAAGTCATCGCCCTGTCTCGCCTCAATCAACGTGCCCAAGCCATTGTCAACGAACAAAGCGGCATGGATGACCTCCCTGCCTTTGAAGTGCAGAGCTGGCCAGTACAAGCATCTGAAGCACGCGCATGGCAGGCGGACAATTCCACTCAAACTCCTGTCCTTGACCAAATTGCCCAAGCAAGAGGCATCAGTCCTGACAAACTCAAAGCGGCTGCCCTCAAAAAAACCCTGGCCTATGAATCCCTTTGCGCCACCGTCGCAGGCAAAAGGCAGGCAATCGAGAAACAAATCGAAGCCGCAAAAACCCTAGACGAATTAAACACTATCAATACCGAAATCAGCTTTTAAGGTCGTCTGATCATGAAACAAAGTATCAAAAACTATATGAGAAATATCGCCATCGCTGCCGACCAGCTCGCAAACGCCATGATTGCAGGCAGTCCGGACGAAACCGTCAGCAGCCGTGTCTACCGAGGTGCAGTGTTGGCTTTACATCCGAACCGCGCCGCCCGGATGGCGTATCGCGCAATAAATGCACTGTTTTTTTGGCAGGACGACCATTGCCGTGCGGCCTACCTGCGCGAAAAGCAACGCGCGCATTTGCCGGATGGGTTGAAATGACTGCCCTCGTTGATTTTGCAGTGAAGCGCGGCACAACTATGCCGATAACCTTCGTTATTGTGGATCGGAAAGGTTATGTACATCCATCTCTTAAACATTTGGATTCGGCGACATTGGTCATCACACCAACCAGCGGGGAGGCAGTCAAAGTTCCATTGACCGTTAAGCCCAACACAATCAATTCAGACGGCGGCGTCGGCACGGTTTTAACAGCCGAGCAGACGGCGGCTTGGACATGGCGTTGGGCGCGATATGAAGTTCAGGTTGAAGTCAAGGGCATCCGCTCTGTGGTTTATGAGGGGAATTTAACCCTTGAGAATAATTTAGGAGCTTAAGAATGGCCGAAATCAAAGGCGGTATTACCGTCACCGGCAACAGTGTCGATACGATGCCCGTCATCTTGGATGGTAGGCAAAGCCTTTATGAAGAGGCAATTGAGAAAGGCACCATCTCAAGGGATACCTCTTATGAGGAATTCTTGGAGCGTTTGGCAGTCAAGCCTTCGGAGCTTAGTCAGGCAGTTAAAGATGCAGTAGACAAGCAGTTAGACAAAGCGGTCAAGGTTGCTGTTGATGCTAATTTGGAAACTGCGGTCAATACCGCCGTGGATACGGCGGTAGATAAGGCTGTCGCGGCTGCGGTTTCTGCTGCTATTGCCAAACTCGAAGCAAATCGACCAAGTAACCCTGCACCAACGCAGCCTGCACCAGCGCAACCTGCACCGACACAACCTGCACCGACACAACCTGCACCAGCGCAACCTACACCAGCGCAACCTACACCAGCACAACCTACACCAGCACAACCTGCCCCAACACAACCGGCAACAGACAATAGTGGGGTTAGCAACGATGCGTTGGCGGATATTTTGAAAGATTTAGGTGAAACAAATGGCTAAAGAATTGAATAATTTGGAAAAAGCGTTATCGGCGATTGCTAAGGGTACGAAGGCGGCAAAGGATACGGCAGCGGAAGCGAAAAAGCTGGCTG